ACACGCCGGCAGAGGACAAAGAGTCGTTGGGTCGCCAGGGCGGCCCACAGTTCACCGTGACTCTCACCCTTCAGGTAAGCGGCCGCGTCCAGGTCGAAAACCTCGAAGATCAATCCGGTGTCGCTCAGGCCACCGTACAGCTGGAAGCTTTGCAGCGGCAGATCGAACTGGCGCTGATCAATAATCCAGCGCTCATGAGCCAGTTGCAGCAGTTCCCATTCGTGCGAACTGAGATGAAGACCGACGGGATGGGCGACCAGAACCTCGGCGAGATCGTCATGAGCATCGGCCTCGAGTTTTATCAGGGGCCCGAGGACTTCTACCCCATTCCGGCCGACTCATTGGATCGAGTCACCGTAGACGTAGACCTGGTCAACGTCTTCGACCCTACCGCTACCTATCCCGACCCGCCGTTCCCCGGCGCGGTCACACAAGCGCCGCGCACGCAGGGCCCTGACGGGCGCTCCGAGGGCGGCCTCGACATCACCCTTCCCTCGTAGGAGCGACGCATGTTCGTCTATCCCAAGCCCGGCGTGCTGGTCCGTGACCCGGACAAGCGCGACCTGATTCCCGAAGACGGCCGTAACGTCGACGAAGCGAGTCCGTACTGGATCCGTCGCCTCGCTGATGAGGACGTCACGACCGAAGCGCCGGCTGTCGTCGCATTGCCCGCGCCGCGCGCGGGCGCTAAGACCCCGGCCTCCACCGATACCGAAAGCGGGAGCAACAACGCATGAGCGTTCCCTTCAGCCATATCCCTACGAACCTCCGCGTCCCGCTCTTTTATGCCGAGGTCGACAACTCCCAGGCGAATTCGGGCCAGGTAAACCAGCGTGCGCTGATCATCGGGCAGATGACCAGCGACGGCTTAGCACCTGCTGGCGTGCCGTTCCTGAGTCAGGGAGCGAGCGACGCGATTACGAAGTGCGGCGAAGGATCGATGCTCGCCACGATGATCGCGGCCTACCGGTCGTCGGATAACTTCGGCGAGCTGTGGGGTCTGCCGGTTGCGGATGCCGCCGGCGCCGTCGCTGCCTCGGGTTCCATTTCCTTCGCGGGAACCCCGACAGCGTCGGGCGTCCTGTCGATCTACATCGCGGCCTCCCAGCTGACGCCGAAGCTGAGCGTTCCGGTACTGCTGACCGATACGCCGGCGACCATCGCCAGCTCTGTCGTTGCAGCGATCAACGCCGCGTCGAACTTCCCCGTGACCGCAGCGGTCGACGGCACGACCACGAGCAAGGTGAACATCACGGCCCTGAATAAGGGCCTCGCGGGCAATGACATCGACATCCGCCTGAACTACGGTGGCGCAGCGAATGGCGAGTCCACGCCGGCTGGCATCACGGCGACCATCGTCGCGATGGCCTCCGGAGCAACCAATCCGTCCCTCACGGCAGCCTTGGCGAACCTCGGCGATGAAGGGTTCGATTTCATCATCTGCCCATATAACGACACCGCGTCGCTCGATGCTCTGAAGCTCCTGCTGAATGACAGCACCGGTCGTTGGAGCTGGTCGAACCAGCTTTATGGTCACGTTTTCGCAGCCAATCGCGGCACGGTGGCTGCACAGACCACGCTGGGCAATGGGCGTAACAACCAGCACGAGACGATCCTCGGCTTCAACGGCTCGCCGTCGCCCTCGTGGATATGGGCCGCTGACTACGCCGCCGCCGCCGCCGTGGCGCTGCGCGCCGACCCGGGTCGGCCCCTCCAGACCATCGCCCTGAGCGTCGTCCTACCTCCGCCGGTGGCTTCCCGCTACCAGATGACTGAGCGCAACACGCTGCTATTCGACGGCATTTCGACCTTCACTGTGGCGCAGGACGGCACCGTCGCGCTCGAGAACGTCATCACGACGTACCAGAAGAATGGCTTCGGTCAGCCCGACGACAGCTACCTCGAAGTCGAGACGATGTTCCTGCTGATGTTCGTCCTTCGGGATATGGCCGTTCTGGTCACCTCGAAGTACGCACGCGTGAAGCTGGCCAACGACGGGACGCGGTTCGCTCCTGGCTCGGCCATCGTGACGCCCGGAATGATTCGCGCCGACCTCATCGCGGAGTTCCGCTCGCTCGAGTCCCGGGGCTTTGTGCAGGGGTCCGACGCCTTCGCGCAGGCGCTCATCGTCCAGCGGAACCCGTCGAACCCGAACCGCATCGACGTCCTCTGGCCGGGTGCGCTGATCAACCAGCTGCGCATCTTCGCTGTGCTGGCGCAATTCCGCCTCTCGGCATAACGCCGGTCCAACCTAACCCTCAAGGCCGCCCCCGGGCGGCTTTCGCACATCTGGAGAACTGAGATGGCGGGAAGCAACGCAAATCGCCTGGCCGGCACCGTGTACCTGTCGGTGGATGGTCAGACCTACATGCTCGTCGGTGACTTCGAGTACAACCCTTCGCTTGTCTCGCGCGAGTCGCTTCCAGGCATGGACGGCGTGCACGGATATAGCGAGAAACCGAACGTTCCCCACATTGGGGGAACGCTTCGCGATTCGGGCGGCCTGAGCGTCGCCGCGATCAACGCGATGAGTAACGTCACCGTTGTTGCCGAGCTTGCCAACGGCAAAACGATCATCGGCCGAAACATGTGGGCGGTGGAGACTCAGACGAGCAAGCAGGCCGACGCGACCATCGAGGTCAAGTGGGAAGGGCCGCAGGGCTCGGTGGTGGAGTCGTGATCATGGAAGAGAAGATCAGCCTCCCTCTGAGGAAGTCCATTACCCTCGGGATCGGTGATAAGGCCGTTACCGTGACATCCATCGAGCTACGCGAGCCTATCGCCGGCGAGTTGGAAATTTCATCGCGCGCGGACACCAACGTCGGAGCGCTTATCACCCTGCTCGGGATCGCTTCGGGCAAGGGCCGACCGCTGATCGAGCAGTTCTCCCGCGGCGATCTGGTTGCCGCTGAGACGGCGCTCGACAGCCTGAGCCTCGATCTGAAGGTTGACGTCCCGGCCGGCGTGGAAGAGTTCACCCTCACGCTCGTGAAGCCGATCACGATCGGTAACGCTGAGACAGGCATCTCCGTCACCACGCTGGATCTGCGGCCACCGGTAGCCGTGGAGCTCGAAAGGGCGGCGCGCGCCGACACCGGTGTTGGCACGACGATCTCAATCATCCAACAGGTCAGCAAGGTCCCACGCACCGCGATTGAAAAGCTGTCGCGCACCGATTTCAGAGCCGCGCAGAGTGTCATCGACAGTTTTACCGAAGGTGGTCCGCAGACCCCGGCCGATGGGAACGGCTGATCGCCGAGATCACCAAGTTTTACGGATGGGGTCCTAACGACGCCTGGTCGCTGACCCTCGATAAAATCGAGTGGTGGAATGAACAAGCCCATAGGATGACGAAGAGTGCCTAATTTCAACATCGTCATCTCGGCTACCGACAAGGCCACGGCGACCGTCCGCAAGGTCAACGATGCCCTTGATCGCGTCGCTCGGCCTTTCAAGGACGTGGGCAAGTCGTTCAAGGGTCTCGGTCGCGAGCTCGGGTTCGAGAAGATCGGCAAGAACCTCGACACGATCGGGTCTTCTGCTGCAACTGCCGCACGCGGCATCGGCTCCATCGTGGCTCCGCTGGCATCGATCACTGGTGTGGCCTCGGTAGGCGGCGTGATCGCGCTCGCGGACAGCTGGGCCAAGGTAGGCCGAAGCGTCACATTTGCGTCGCAGAGTTCCGGCGTGGGCGTCCGCGGCCTACAGGAGATCGAGGGAGCGGCACAGCTGGTCGGTGTGGCGTCGGGCACGGCCACCCAGGGCCTAATATCTCTTGGCGACACGATGCAGGACGCGCTCTACGGACGGAACCAGCAGGCACTGATGCTGTTCAACCGACTCGGCATCGGTATCAAAAAGACCGCTAGCGGAGCCGTCGACGCTGAGGCTCAGTTCAAGGCGCTCGCCGGCGCCATCTCGCGCCTGAAGAGCCCCCAGCAGCAGAACCTGGTGGCGGGTCAGTTCGGCATGACCGAGCTTCTTCCTCTTCTGCGGCAGGGGCCTGCGGCGATAGATAAGCTCACGGCTAAGGCTCATGAGCTCGGCTTGGTCCTCGATGGATCGGCAATTAAGTCGGCAACGGATTTCGCGAACAACCTCGAGGAGATAGAGGGCGCGGGTCGCGGCTTGCGCAACGAGCTGGGGAACGCACTGATCCCAGCCATCAAGCCCTTGGTCATCCAGCTGTCGTCGTGGGTCTCGAAAAATCGGGAACTCATCGCGAGCAACGTTGGTGCCTGGGCGAAAGATTTCGGCACGTGGGTCAACGGGATTGACTGGAAGGGTGTTGGGAAGGGTATTGCCGACTTCGGAAGGGGCATCAAGGACGTTGTTGACTGGCTGGGTGGGTGGAAGAACGCCGCTATAGCCGTCGCCGTTGTGATGAACGCGCAGCTCATTGTCAGTGTCGTATCGCTGGCGGGGAGTCTCCTCAAAGCAGGCATCGGAATCGTTGCCTATATCGGCCAGCTCGGCGCAATGGAGACGGCTGCGAAGGCGGCCGCAGCTGCCAATGCGGAAGCCGGAGCCGCGGCCGGCGCAGGCGGTGGTCTAGGCGGCAAGCTCGGCAAAGGCCTTGCAGTGCTAGGCGCCGGGGCTGCGGGCTGGGAGATTGGCTCTTGGCTGAGCGATCAGATGGATGGAACGAAGTTCGGTGACAAGTTTCAGCACGGTAACACCAAGGCCCTCGGCGCAATCCTCAGTGCGATAGGTTTCAAGGACAACCGGTTCTCGCAAGCGGTCAAGTACGACGGCTACGACCAGAAATACAACGGCGCCTCGGGCGGTTCGGTCGACGCAGGTCTACAGTCGCGTGTTGTGCAGTTCTTCCAACAGCAGGGATGGTCGCGCAATAAGGCGGCCGGCATTGCCGCGAACCTGAGCACGGAAAGCTCGCTCAATCCCCAGGCATCGGGCGACAACGGGAACGCCTATGGCCTCGGCCAATGGCATGGCGATCGACAGAAGGCTTTCAAGGACTGGTCGGGCCGCGATATCCGCGGTTCCTCGCTTGAGCAGCAGCTGAAGTTCGTCCAGTACGAACTGACCCAGGGCAATGAGAAGGGAGCCGGCGACACGCTGCGCAATGCCCCCGATGATCCGCGCGTCGCTGGCGGCATCGTCTCCAGGCTGTACGAGCGCCCGGCAGATACCGCGGGTGAAGCTTCGCGTCGCGGGAGCTTGGCGGCACAGCTGGCTGTTCCAGATGGCCCGTACAGCAGCGGTGCGGCGAAGGATGGAAACGTGAAGGTCGAGGTCGAGCTCAAGAACGCGCCGGCTGGCACCACAGCCACGGCTAAGTCCACCGGAAACGCAACGACCGCGCCTCCGCGAATCGGCTATTCCGCCGTAGGAGCCAGCATGTGAGTTTCTTCAACGAGCTTCAGCCCGCGTCGTTCCGGGGCGTGCCATTCGGCGTCCTTGGCGGCGAGAGCCGCTTCGGGCGCCGTGTGGCCACCCACGAGTATCCGAACCGAGACAAGCCCTACACCGAGGACCTGGGTCGTTCTACGCGCCGCATCGGCCTCGTCGGCTTCCTCGTCGAGAACAGCGTCATCTACGGCGGCGGCAGCGTCATCGCTCAGCGTGAGGCGATGATTGCCGCAGCAGAGCAGCCGGGACCCGGCATCCTTGTCCACCCAACGCTCGGCGAGCTTCGTGTCG